ACGCCTCTTCTGGTAATGATACATACTTACACCTTAAAGATTCTGCTAACTCTATTATATTAAAAGGAACTTATACTGGTATTAGCCAAACATCTCCTTCAGCGACTTTACATGTAGGTAATAATGACGCTACAGTAAAGTTTGCTTTAACGAGTTCAACAACAGCTATGACAATAGGAGATTCATCTAATGCTGATATAATAAATATTGATACTAGAAATGATATAGTTAGAGTAGAAGGAGATTTAGAGGTTACTGGTAATTTTAATGGCCAAAGCCAAAGATGGAAGCATGAAGAGTATTTTTTACAACTACCTGCTTTAAATGCCGATATAGCTATTACAAAAAATTTAAATTTTGAAGTTTTAGGAACAAATACTAGCTCTGATGATGTTATCCGGGACAATACTTACTCAGGTCTTGTTATGGAAACTGACGGAACAGATAATGATTCTATTTGCATTTGTCCTCATACCGACTCAGGTCAAACAGCTATGAATGGCATGAAAATCAAAACAGAAGATGAAATGGTTTTTGAGTGTGCTATTACTACTGATAGTTCTATAGCTAATTATTCTTTTTGGGCTGGTATGAAAAAAAGTAGAGTTCCAGATTACGCAACTGATGCTGACCAAGCTTATTTTTTATATTGTTCCGATGATGACCACGGTGCTTTAACAACAAACGCAAATTTGCATTTTATATATTCTGTAAGTGGCACTGACTATATAACAAATCTTGGAATAACAGTAGGAACAGATACAACTTATAGGTTTAAAATTTCTATTGACACAGATAGAAAAATAGCTGTTTTTGTTAACGGTGTTCAGTATGGGTTAACATCTTCAACAACAGCTGGTGGTGTTACAGAAAGTACATCTACAACGCTCTCAGCAGCATTAACAGGTGGGGTTGCATTCTTTCCATTTATTGGTGTTCAACAACACGCTGGAAGTACAACAAGCAAATTACGAGTACATTATGAAAAAATAAGTAGAAAATTATGATAGATAAAATTATTTCACTACATTAGTGGAAAATTTAATTTAATATAATATTTACTTATGAAAGACACAGAACAACTCATTGAAGAGATGTGTGATTCTATGAAAGAATTACTCCTTCAAAAAAACAGAAGCTATGGCGATTCAGCCACTAATCCATCAAACGTATTCTCAAAAGGCTCTCCAGTAGACTCTATATGTGCACGTATAGATGATAAACTTATGCGTATACAAAATAGAGGTATTAATGATAAAACAGAAGATACTGTTTCAGATTTAATAGGGTACCTTATTTTATTAAAGGTAGCTATACTTAAAGAGAAAAGTGAAGAATATAATACGATGAAAGAAACTATTGCTTTTGGAGGTCATGTTAATATTAACGGAAAGCCTATAAGTTCGTTAGAGGGATTAAATATTCATTACGATATAAAAACAGAAGATAATAATAATTCAATATAAAATGAACGGAACAGAAGAAATAAATCCTATAATAAGAAAAATAACTATAGGAGATTTAAAACAGGGTCTTACCTATCAGGTGGGTCAAAAAATGCTAGCTGGAAAACTACAGATAACAGCTATTGTTCAAGATGGAGCCGCTTGGGTTAAACATCAACAAGTTGTTTATGATGTGTATATAAAATTTGAAGGAGAAGAATTTTCAAGACCTTGGAAGAGATTTTTTAGTCAACCAACAGCAATAGAGTTTGATGTAGAAGAAAGAGAATCTTATCAAGTTAATTAATATGAATCCAAATAAAGATTATTACTTTGTGAAAGTTGAAAAAACTCACGAAGACACAATTACGCTTAATGGTAAAGAATTATTTTTAGATTCTAGCTATAATGACATGAAGCACGCTAGGCAATATGGCACAGTTGTTGGAGTACCTAGGGGTTTAAGCATGGGGAAAAAGAGAGATATAAAAAAAGGTGATAAAGTATATTGTCATCATTTTTTAGTTAGTGAAGAAAATAGAGTCAACTTTATAGAGCAAGATAATGTATATAAAATATTTTTTGAAAGTATATATGCTAGAGTTAGGGGTGGTAAATTAAAAATGGTGGGCCAGTGGAACTTTGTGAAGCAAAAAATAGAAGATGAATCTAATTACATGACTAAGTCTGGTATATATTTAAAGCCCGAGGCAGAAGATGAAGAACTATATGGATATGTTGAATACATGAATGATGAGCTTAAGAGTTGGGGTGTTAAGAAGGGCGATGAAGTTATATTTTCTAAAAACTCAGAATATGACATGTTAATTGAAGGTGAAAAGTTGTTAAGAATGCGTAATTTTGATATATTAGCTAAAGTATCATGAATGAACAAAAAACAGTTGATGATATATTTTCTGAAAGCACCTGTCCCTATTTTTTATGGAATGTAATGGATAAAAAAAGTGGAATACCTAAAGAAAGAGCTGTTTTCATAGATGTTATAGACACATTGATAGAATATTTTGAAGAAGATGAGGAGTATGAAAGGTGTGCAGAACTACTTAAATTAAAGAAAAAAGATGAAAGTAAACATAGAAGAAAAACTAGAAAAACTAATACAATCAGGGAATGAAGCTTTTGACTTGTTGCTAGAAGAAGTTAAAAAACCTATAGACCCAGACCTTCCAGATGATAAATCAAGAAATGCTATGAAGGCTAAAAAAGAGTGCTTTATGGACGCTCAAGAAATACTTATGGCCATTCATAAAATAGAAAGCCAAATTAATGGTGAAGATGAAAATATAACAGAGGAAGAATCAAATTCTTTCAAAGCTGGGTTCTCAGAAAAATTTGCTAAAAAATAGAAAGTACAATTTATTTTACTATATTTGCGTAGTTAGGAATAATATATTATGTCAGGAACTTTAAAAATAAATGGAATTAAGTTTAAATTACCTAAAAAACCTGCGAAAAAAGATATATTATTCTCTAATAAAGCTAAAAAAAACCAAAAGTGGCAAAGAACGGAAATGCCAGAAGGCATGAACGAGGAAACTGCTGGTAAATTTAGCTGGTTTATAGAACAAGAGTTTGATAGAAGAAGAAATGGAGTATGGTTTATGAATAACGGTGTTCCAACTTATATAACAGGTGAACATTATTATTATATAAATTGGTGTAAACTTGATATAGGTTATCCCGAATATAGAGATAGAGATAGAAGGTTTTTTATCTTTTGGCAATCTTGTAAACAAGACCCTAATTGTTTTGGTATGGTTATGGTGAAACACCGTAGAGAGGGTGCTTCATATAAGGGTGCTGCCATGTTACTTTATGAGATAACTTCATTGTATAATTCTCATGGGGGTATAATCAGTAAAACTGGTGTAGATGCTAAATCTTTATTTACAGATAAACTAGTTTATATGTTTAGACAGCTGCCTTTCTTTTTTCAACCTATAATAGATGGTAGTGACAATCCTAAAAGTACACTTAGTTTTAACGCTCCAGGACAGAAGATATCTAAGAACTTTAGAAAGATAGTAAAGTCGGAGGCTTTAAATAGTAAGATTGATTGGAGAAACACTAAAGATAATTCTTATGACTCCGTTAAGCTTGTAAGATATCTTTGTGATGAGGGAGGTAAATGGGTGGATGCTAATGTAGAGAAAAACTGGCAGGTTGTTCGTTCTTGTTTAACATTAGGAGATAAGATAATTGGAAAATGTTTTATGCCTACTACAGTAAATGAGATGTCTGATGCAGGAGGTGAGAACTTTAAGAATATTTGGGACGATAGCGATATAGAGGAAAAAAATGCAAATGGTAGAACTAGGTCTGGAATGTACTCTTATTTTACACCAGCTTATGATGGATATGAGGGTTTTATAGATGAATATGGAATGTCTGTTGTAGATACTCCAACAAAAGAGCAGGCTAAGTTTATAGGCAAAGATATAGGAGCAAAAGAATATTTACAGAATGTTCGTGAATCCTACAAAAAAAATACCACTAAACTATCCGAGGAGAAAAGGCAAAGACCTTTTAGTGTTGATGAAGCTTTTAGGAATGACTCAAGACACAGTCCATTTGATGTTGAGAGAATATATCAACAGATGGATTATAATGAGGCTGCAGATAACTTAACTGTTACTGGTAGTTTTATATGGAAAAATGGACAACAGGATTCAAAAGTTATATGGATTCCAAGTTCTCAAGGTAAATGGAAAATATCTTGGTTACCACCAGAAGAGAGAAGGAATAATATAAAAATGAAGGGAACTAGGAAATGTCCAGCAAATGAAATAGAACTTGTTGCTGGATGTGACCCTTATGACCATGACACAACAACAGATGGGCGAAGGTCTAATGCTGCTTGTTATGTTTTTAAAAAATTCACTATGATGGATGATTTTCATAATCAATTCGTTTGTGAATATATAGCTAGACCTCCTAAGGCTGAAATGTTTTATGAGGATGTTTTAAAAACGTGTGTATTTTACGGATGTCCAATTCTTGTTGAAAACAATAAGGTTGGTATTGTAAAGTATTTTGAAAGAAGAGGGTATTATGATTATTTAATGGATAGACCAGAATCTACTCATACGGATAATACCAGAAAACAAAAAACAAAAGGAATACCATCAACTGGTGTTGCTGTACTTAACGCACAAACAGAAGCGATAGCTAGTTATGTGTATGATTATATAGGTTTAAATCAAGAGACGGAAGAGATGGGGAAATGTTATTTTAACAGACTTCTAGATGATTGGAGTAGATTTGAACCAGATAATAGAACTAAATATGATGCTACGGTAGCTTCTAGTTTAGCTTTATTAGCTTCTCAGAAGCATGTGAGGAAAAAAGAAATAAAAGTTGTATCTTTGGATTTTATAAAAAGATATAGTAATAAAGGAATAATGTCTAAAAGAGTCAAATGGAGTTAAAAAAATTTGAGACAGTAAAAGGGTATCCAACTGCTTTTGCTTCTAATAAAGAGAAAGGTTCAAAAGAATACGGTCTTCAGTATTTAAAACAAATGTATCAAGACTGGGATTCTAGTAACGATTATAGTTATAGTGATAAAAAGCAATTATTTGCTAAGGCGAGAAGTTATGCTGAGGGAAATCAAAGTGTTGCTAAGTATAAAGATTTACTAGATGTTGAGGGTGATACCTCATACATGAATATAGACTGGACTCCAGTATCTATAGTTCCTAAGTTTGTTGACGTTATTTGTGGTGGCATGAATAATCAAGAGTACGAAATAAAAGCTACTGCTATAGACCCAATATCTGAAAAAAGAAGACAAACTAGAAAAGACCATCTATACTACAATATGATGAATAGAGATTTTCTTAATGATATGTCTCAAAAATCTGGAGTTGATTTTACACCTAAAGACTATGTTCCAGAGTCTCAAGAAGATTTAGACCTTTTTATGAGATTAAATTATAAACAAGAATATGAAATAGCTTTAGAGCAGGGTATTAAGTTTGTTTTAGACACTAACAATTTTGAGGAACTTAGACAGAGAATTATTAGAGATTTAGTTGTTGTTGGTCAAGCAGCTCTCAAAACAAGTATTAGTGAGTCAAATGGAATAAAGATAAAATATGTAAACCCAACTAATCTTATTACCTCGTATTCAACATCTCCAGATTTCTCAAATATTCAACATGCTGGAGAAGTATATAGGATTACAATAGGAGAACTAAAAGAAATGGCTGGTGACCAGTTTACTGAAGAGCAATATAAAGAAATAGCAGAAAAATATGCTAAAAAAGAAGATAACTCTTATAATGTTGGAACACCTAATCTTGGTCAATCAGGATTGTTTTCTGATGATTATGATAATTTTTCTATTGAAATATTAGACGCTGAATTTCTATGTACTCACAGTATGAAATATGAAAAGAAAGAAAATGGTTATGGAGGTTATTCTGTTAACAAAAGAAAAGATACTTATAAAGCTCCAAAAAAATCAAAATATAAAAGAGAAGATATAGGTAGTACATATAAAGTAGTTTATAGCGGCAAGTATATAGTTGGCTCAGATTATATATTTGACTATAAGCTTATGGAAAATATGATGAGACCTAATTCTAATTTAACAGAAACAAAATTGTCTTATATTGTTTACGCTCCTAATATGCACAAAATGAGCTTTACTTCTATGGTTAGAAGAATGATGCCTTTTGCAGACCAAATACAATTAGCACATTTAAAAATGCAACAAATACTTGCTAAAGC